ATTCCTCGCCGAAGGCCTAGAAGCCATCAGCGAATTGGAAGAAGCCGACATGGCTGGTTGTGACGCTATCACAGCTAGAATATTATCATTCCTACCTGCTGACTCCCTCTGGAATCCAGCTAGGACCAGATAATAAGCACACGGATTGGTCAAGTATTCAAAAAGTGCTTGACTTTATCTCTTCAATCGGTTACAATCCATCCATCAGTTAAACAAAAGGAGATTTTTATGACTACAACCAATTACACCTTCCCCTGCGATACAGTTAACGGTTTGACCTTAACCCAAAAGCGTGAGGCAGTAAAAGCGCTCAAAGCATCCATTGCTGAGTCCGTTGCCATCCGCCGTGAGAGCAAAATGCTACTTAAAGTGCTCCGTGCTGAGAAAGCAGAAGCTCGCCGTGTGGCAGCTATTGCAAAAGCAAAGGCTAAATTAGACAAACTAATGGCCCCTGTCGGTGCAAAAGCAATTAAAGCAAACAAAAAACCCTCTAAACCAGTGGTTTGGAACACAAAGGAAACAGCATGAAAATAATAGTAAATCCATGGTCGGTTATGCTCCATCAGTTATTGGGGCACAACCAGACAATAATTGTAGAGGCCCTTCACGGCACAATGAAACCACTGGTACCCAATGTGCTGATCCATACAGTGCCTCGCAAACGCCCAGTATAACACACATGGAGGTGGTCTGTCAACCACCGCCACAGCACAGTGGCCATGCAGTCTCCAGAGCAGTGTCTGGCGGTTCGTGGCGTTTTTATTGGCGGTGCATTAGAGAAAAAAAGCCCTCCATGGCGAAACTCTTTTTTCTTCTATTTTATTTTCTGTGGATTTTTTCGTGAGCTGCTTTTTTTGCCATCTAATTTTTTTTCTTGGATCCGCAGAGCCTCCAACCTCTTTTCTTCCTCTTTAATCCATTCGTCATGCTCTTTCATGGCTGCAAGGTATTCTGCTTCTTCTAGTGGTTTATCATTTAAAAAGTATTTCATGGAGGTGCTTCGGAATCGCTGGTAAAACCAATTAGTCTTCAAATACTAGGACAACATCTTCTTCTTGGACAATGTATATGCCTTCTGAAGTCTTTTTAGCGGTCTTCCAATTAGGAAGGATGATATCTCCTACCTGTACATCTACTACGTCTGGACCAATGGCAAGCACGGTGGCACGGGAGGCTTCTGATGCATCAGCCTTGGTTAGGATAATACCACCAGCGGAGACGGTATCTTTTTCAATTAATTCAATCACGATTTTGGTAGATAAAGGACGAAGGTTCATTTCAGTTTCTTTCTAAGTATAAATACTAATATGTTCAATACTAATATAGGGGTTTCAAATGGTTAAGTTTCTCAAAGGTCTATTAGGTTTCAATTACAAATCTAATTTGGAAGAATACTTGTTGTCAAAGAATGTCAAGACTAATATAGAACTAGAATACTGGATCAACCAGTATAATAGAGGCACCAAAGTCGCTAATTTCTAAGCATATCTTCATAAGGATAGTGGCGTTCCATCTAGGCCGATGGTTCTTTTAGGTAGGATGATTCCAAATCACCTTGTCGCCTTGGCAGATATCGAACATCACAATTCAAGGCATTTACCTGCATAAATGTCTCTACAACTTCTTTTACGGTTCTCGTATCGCCATAGGCTAGGTTCTCAATACCATTAGCAGGTCTATCAATAGCACGGATGATGGCACGGCAGATGTCATTTACATGGACATATTCTCTCACACAGGTACCATCCTTAGTGTCATAATCATGGCCATAGATATCAATGGTCTTGGTGGTCATGGCACGCTTGAGATTATAGAATAGTCCATCAGGATTAGTAGGAGGAAATCCATCCTCACCAAGCACATTATAGAATCTAAAAATGGTGTAGTCTGTTCCACGACCTTCTGAGATAGACCGTACAATCTTTTCGGCGGCGAATTTGGAATAACCATAAGGGCTAACATGGTCGACAGCAGCACCAGTAGAAGCGAAAATAAAATTGCTAAAATCCACGTTGTTGAGTACATTAGATGTTCCAATCACATTTGTTAAATAATATTCTTGGGATTTCTCCACAGATTCACCGACACGCACCAATGCAGCCAAATGGACGACTGCATCAAATTTAATACCTTTTAAGTAAGCAAAAGATTCCTCTTCTCTTACATCTCCAGTATTATTAGCAATGTCAAATCCATGGATAACAATATCATTGACATTATGGACCAACATCTTTTTTAGGTGTTGGCCAATATAACCAGCATCACCAGTAATTAGTACATTACGCATTTTCGTTCAATAGTGTAGGTGCATTACCAATGTATACATATGATTCTGCAAGGCGCTTGGCCTCTTCTGCACTATAGGACGATGATGAATATGCAAATGCATTGTCTTTATAGAAACTCACAGTATACACATTCATTGCATTCTTGGTCACCACACTTTCACGGGTGTAATGCTTATATCTTACAATCTCTTCTAACATAATAACTCCTTATGTAATCATATCAATGAACCGGCCTAGAACGACTCGGTTCGCTTTACGGTTGTTTTGAAACTTACTAAATGCAGAGACAAAGCCACGGGTTGTAGCATTCTCTTTGACTTCAAATTCGGTATCATCATCTGTATCTAGGCCTTCAGCCCGTAACAAATAATACTCATCATAACCTGCATTGGTGACAACTTGGTATTTCTTTTTACGGAATTCATTCTTCATAGATTCAATCCTATGATTCATCTTTGAATGTCTTTTTGGATCATCATGTGGAAATTCTTTGTCAATGAAATGGGATATCTGACCAGAAAATTCTCTGTTGTTAAGAATGTAGAAACCAACGATATTGGTGTTCGTTCTTGCCTTCAATAGTTGGATGTAACATGCAGTCAACTCACGAGCCCAGCAATTATAATTTAGATTCACTTCATGCTTTGAAACAGGATCACGGATGACAATAATTGCACCTCTTCTATTGTCGATAGGTATTTCACGACCAGTGGCATCATAAATGTTGGTGTCTTTGTGGCCGTCACCATCGGTTAGAAACACGGTATTTACAACCTGTAACCTATTCTCTTTTTGGAACTTAGGAACAATCTCCATTGCAGCAACAATCGCCTCATTCAATGGAGTACCAGAGAGACCAAACCAATCTGGTTTCATGTTGAATCTATTACCAAATGCAACTAAAGCAGAGGCAGCATAGGAATATTCCAAACTATTCATTCTACTGGAAAGTAGATTCATTAGGTTGAAACTAGCCATACGCATATCATCTTTTTTAGGTGCAATAATACCAAGTTCATCATATGATTGTGTGAAAGCATAAACCTCAAAAGGAATATTTACTTTCTTACAGAACATCACCAAATTTAGCAATTGCTTTATGGTATTAATAATGTTATTTTGCATTGATCCAGACCAATCGATAAACATCACCAAGCCGTGAGACTTACCATTAGGAACAACAGCCATCTTTTTGAAGATGTCTTCACTAAAGTTGTAAGAATAAATCTTGGCCATATTCAAATCGCCGGTTTTAGCAATCGATGTACGTTTTAATTGTTCAGCATTCTTTTTGAGCTCAAATTCTTTGACAAGATATGAAACAACCTTTTTGGAATCTTCACGGAGTTTTTGGAATGATTTGACATCCGTACCACTAAAAAGGCCTTCTTCTAAAGCCCATAAACTTCTTTTTTCTTCAACATCTTTACGATACCTTGTCCATAGGATTTTATGGTCAATAATGATTTTACTCAAGTCCATTTTTGGAATGTTACCATAATAGAACTTGCGGTTATCATCAGAGAACAATTTAAATTCGTTCCTGCGGAAGGTTTCATCTGTCCATGATACTAGTTTTTTGGCAGGTTTATTAGAATCAACTCCTTTATTGCCGGCACCAGCACCGCCAGAGCCTTCCGATTCACTTTGGCCTGAAGAATTTGGTTCTCCTTCATCTTCTTCACCATCGGAATCGTCTTCACCCAAGGATTTTTCTTTATTTGCTTCTTCGCCATCTTCCGATTCACCATTGGAACCTGATTGGCCTTCTTCCTCTTCTAGGTCATCTTCATTAGAAAGTTTCAAATCATCAGGATTTCCACGTGGAGGCGGTTGGTCTGGTTCATTTTCCATATGATCCGCAATTTTTTTATACAATTCAATCACATCATCATATGTACTTGTAGATTCCACTTCGTTTATAAGTGATTTTTCTTCATCGGTAAACACAAGGCCAAGGTCAACACCGCCTTTACAGTATAAATTTACTTTGTCGATGAAGTTTAGCTTGTTCAAATCAGTGCCAGCAGTACCAAAGAAGTTTTTTTCCATCAATTCTTTGTAGGCTTTGATGAAGGACTGACGAATTCCTGGATATTTTTGTTTGATTTTACGTTCAATGCGTGAGTCTTCTAGCACATTCATCACGGACATTGATAATTTTAGTTCTACAGCCTTCTTTAGGCCTTCAAGAGGAGTGTAAAGAGCGTGACCGACTTCATGGCCAACGAATAAATCGTAAGTATATGACGATAAATTTTTATCTAAAACAGGAATTGTCAACACTCGGTTCTCCACATCAAAGGATGCTGTGCTGACATTACGTTGTTCAATATGTAAATTCTCTGTAGCCATCAATTTGGCAAGAAGTGACTTGGTTTGAATTAGTTCCATTGTAAATCCTAATGAATAAGTCTCAATTATACTTGATTATTCTGAGTCTGTCAAGTCTTTTTCGTCATAAATGTAGAAGTAACCATCTTTGGCCTCTATATGTAGGACTGTGCCCTCTGTCCAGCCTTTAATTTCACACAATTCCGGTGGCAATGTCAAAATCCCATCGCCGGAACCGTCTTCAGCATTTTCAATTGTTGTTGTCCAAGACATTTCACTCGTATTGTTGCTTGAGTTTGTCATAATTTTCCTGATCCTTTTCAAATTGCGACATTACTGCCCATTTTGCCATCACTTGATTGAGGTCTTGTAATACTTTTTCATCAATTTTAGGAAATTTGTCGTCTTTTTTAGAGTCCATGATTAATTTCCATTTGGATGTCGTGTTTTTTTGTTCTCCGACTGTATTTTGTCGCTTTTTTATGAATTTGGACAGGTTTGATAGGAGTCCGGCAAACCGGGCGTTTTAACTCTATCACAAATTTGTTGGTTTTGATATTCTTCATTTTATCTTCTCATACTAGATATGTCTTTTGCTTGTTCGTCTGTAAAAACCGGCACGGCATTTGATTTGTGCATTGTAGCAATGCCTTTCATCATCGATCCGGTGTAAACTTTAGGTGGTGCTTTTGTGGCCACGCCTCCGCCAGTATCCAAAGATTGGATTTTTCTGGTTTCACGGACATAGACACCTTGAACTACTGGGGATTTGATTTTTGGTAACATATTGGTTTTGCTCAAAGATTTAGGCTTCATATCCTCAATGGATTGTAGCCATGCATCATATTCAGCTTGTTGCTGTTTAGGAACTTTACGTTTTTTTGACTTGGGAATTCTGGAATGAATAAGCATTGTATATCTCCAAACACAATCTCTATTATACACAGTTCCAGACTGTATGTCAAGCGTCTGTTGTATTAATACAACGGTTTTTTACTTTTATTATTGAATTTAACCATTTCTGTACCGGCATAATCCATATCCGTGAAATGCTTATAGTTTTTGTTTTGCTTAAAGCTCTTCTGCTTCTTTTGGGTTTTATAATCCTCAAAAGAATCACGTTCCTTACGGAACTTAGCTACAAATTTCGACACTTCTATTACTCCTGCCTCATTGTTACAAATGTCACACCTCGGACTTTTGTCTCTGGTGTATCTTCCATGTTTTCCTCAGACACATAGAAAATCTGTGCATTTGGATAACACGCTTTTACTAATTTTAATAATTGTATTGCTGTACCATCAGAATCGTTGAATTGGAATATTTCATCCACACATTCAATTGAATCCAAAAGTCTCCTACGAGTTTGGTAATTAAATGCACACACTCCGGTCTTCATAAGAACTCCATAGTCCGAATTTAGGCCAACTACTAGCCAATCGGACTTGGATTTACATATTTTTAGGAATGCTAACTCGCTTGGTGATAATGGATCATAGCAGCCAGAAACTACTGCAATTTTCTCTCGTTTTATCATTATGGTATAAGAGTAGGGAATGCTTCTTTAACGAATTTATAATCAAGGCCTTTGACGCCTAAGTCTTTATTGAAAATACCCATAACAACTTCTGCTTCTCTTGGTTCCAAGTTTTGTAAAAACTCCCACAACAACTGAGCACGTTTTTTATCCGTTAATTTGTCAGCTGTAGGGTCACCTTTTCTAAACATATACAATTTACGGAGTTCCGTTGATAATTGAGCATAACCCATTCCAGCAGGAATCTCTTTTGGTTGATAACTTTCAGGAAGTTCCTTTATGTGCCAATCATACTGTGGATGAAATGTCAAATGCAATACCTCTGTCAATACTTTTGACAGGTTTTGGCCAATTACGCCCATTCTATCCTTTTTGCTTTTTGCCTTTTCAAACTCATCAAATATTTCGTACATGTTTTTCATTAGAATTCCTCAATCACATCCATTAGATTTTTCAGTTTATGTTCCATGAAGTAGTTCAACATCTTTTGTTTTGACGCTGGTTTAATATCTTCATATGTATTTATAATTTTGGTCTTTATGTCCTCTGGAATGAAAGTCAGGTCGATTAGTGTTTGGTTACGGGAGAAACCAATCTTTGCTAATTCATCCGACCATTCTGTGTTTGGTCCACTCAATAGTTTATCCATGATGCCTTTTGTGATAGGCTTTTGTCTTAGGTCACGGACAAAGCAATCGCCTGGTGAAAAGATGTTAGGAATACCATCACCTTTATCTCCACGAATAATCTTCTCTTTTAGTTCACGAGCAGGATCTTCCGACTTCAAATATTTCTTCAAAGCAGGATTGTATTGTTTGACATTGCTACCATAACGTTGCAATTGTAAGAAGTCACCGTCACTAGAAAGAATCAAAACCTTTTCGTGGGCTGCATATAAAGGAACCAAAGTACCGATAACATCATCAGCCTCTGCACCTTCAACATCAATAACTTTGTATGGAAAGTTATCTTTCAATTCAGCCTTGAATTTGGCCAACATATCAAATATCAAATGCCAATCCAATGCAGACTTCTCACGGGACTTTTTACGGCCTGCCTTGTAGTGTGGAAAGAACTCCTTACGCCAATATTTACGGTTGTCACAACAGAGTATGACTTCACCATATTCATTACGGAATGTTCTTAGGTGCATCCTGAGGATGTTCAGGACCATGTGACGTATTAAGCTTTCTTCCAACTTAACACCTTTTTGATTTGAAATTTGAGCCATGAGTCCTGCTAGAAGAACTTGGTTCAGGTCAACGAGAATCATTATATAATCCAATAATTAAAATGTTATTATATCACATCGATTTGATGTTGTCAAACGTGTCTTGTATGAATTTGTTGGATGTTGTTGTTTTTCTACAAATGATACCAAACCAATCGTCCGGAATAAGTCTGTCCATATATTCCAAAGGTGCAGTCAATATACCATCAAATAAATCCAAATGGATTGGATTGCCTTCTTCGTCCTGCTTGAATAACAAAATGTGGTAACAATCACCACTAGAGCTTCCGTCTATCTTTGTTCCAGGATCATTGAACACATTTCCTTGGATTGTTATTGCATCTCTGAGTGATTCATGTGGCAAAAAGAAGTATGCATCATAATCTTCCTCCGTCAGATGTTTTAGGTAATCTTTCATTGTAGTCCTTGATGTGTGATTTCCTTACTCTAACCATAATCCAGTTATTGTAATAATCATTGCTTTCCATAACGTTGTTTGCAAACTGTTCTTTTGCTTCAAGATAACTACACTCTCCCTTGGATTTGCAAAGATGTAGTATTTCCCTACGGAACTTATCCTGTCCATACATTATAACATCTTTTTGCAATTCGTCACTACTTCCATAATAAGTTTGCCAATCTGAAGGCACCTTTATACGTTTCTTTTTTCCTTTGACCTGTTTGGTCTTAGAGAACCAGAATAACTTCTTACCGATGTATTTCCGGTTATTCTCTAAGTTGGTTATAAGGTAAACAAATCCGTAGCTGTCACCGATTTGGTCTTCTGTAAAGTCTGTGTTATTATATTGCCAGTTTACCATTCATCATTCTCATCAAGGTCATCATCCTCTATATATTCTTCGGATAATTCCTCGATGACTTCGCCACAGAACGGACAATGTTCTGGTAGCTCCGTAGATACTAATTGTTCAACATACTCAACAGAATAAGTTGATTCGCAGTTAAGACACTCTCCTGATATAACTTTATTTGTCATTTTT